GCGATTTCTTTAATAGAATGGTCGTCTAAAATCAACAACACAAGTTGTCTGTCAAACTCATTTAGTCTTGCCAACACCAGATAAAGGGTTTCAATATCCAGTGCGGCACTGTCGGTGTTCCACTGTGTTTCGAAGATCTGTTTCTGATATCGGTGCTTATAGGATTTGGAAATGGCAATCCTGAATAGGGCCACTTGAATGTAACCGAAAGGATAGCCCCCCAAAATATGACAAACGCTTGGCATGGATCTAATCGTTTCATATGTTTCGTGCAACAAATCACCGCCGCTATTCCCGGCATATCTTTTAGCCATGGCCAACAAATCATGGTAGTTGTCTGAGAAGAACTTATCAAATTCATCGTAACAATTCACCTTTCAGATATCGATCAATTAAATCAATAGATGTCTCGGGCCGGCCTATTTCAGCCGCCCACCCCTTAGATTTCATTTTTTCAATCCACATTTTTTGCGCCGGGGTTGGTCGGCCCTTGGTGCTCTTCAATTCAAGTGCCAATCCTATATATTCGCCCCTCGGTTCAAAAATCAAAATGTCAGGGACGCCTGATTGGAGGCCCATGGCTTTCATGATTTGTGCTTGCTTCTTTGATGTGTACACTCCATTTGCGGTGGCTGTGAATAGTACACCCAAATAATGGAGATAGTTTGCCACAGCTATTTGGTGCCTTGTTTCTTCCCCGAGCGCCATGTCATTTCTTTATAAATCTAACCACACCAAGTGCCAGGTTGATTGGGAATAACAACATACATCCGGCAACCACGAAAACACTTAAGGCAGCCAAAGCATAGGTGTTGCCCCTAATGTATCTGCCATTTAGATTCAGGGCATATGCTTGTAAACAATGCCTCGGGCCATCGATTGGATAAAATGCCATGTCCACCACGTGCATTAATAAGGTGGTCCATTTGCTTTTTCTCCTTGAATATAAAAAGCCGAGCCGGGCGGATATGGTTTCGTCAGGATGTCCGCCGGCAAGAGCGTTAAACAGTTGATCGATTGCGATCACCACGTATTTAAGGTACATGCGTTTTGTTTTTACAAAGTGAATTAATGTATTGGTCTATGTCCTCGATTTCTTTCTTCAGTTTTTGCTCCAATTCGTAGTCTATTTCTTGGAATGCGTACATTAAAAGTCCGAGTTTGCCTTCTTTCAATGCATAGATCAATTGATCGCGATACATGATCAAAGATCTAACGTCTTCAATCGTCATTTCTTCAGCCATTTTGGTAATGTTATGGTTCCGTCATATGATGTGTTTGAGAAGTCCCATGACCACATGTCTTCAATGGTGTTTTTTACTATGTCTCTCGAGTGTTGTATTACTTCCTCGTCCACCAAATAAAGTCCCACACCATGTGGTGAATCAGTTTCTGCCACCAATACTTGACAATGATTGGTATTTAGGATTTCACAATACATTCCAAGTTGAATGTGATACCCATAGTTGAAAAAGTCGCGTTTAAACTTTTCCAATGACGCATATCCGGTGGTTTTAAGATCGATCACAGTGTCTCCCAAAACATGGCCTCGCAACATGTCTACATAACCATGAACCGGCATTCCGGCAATCGTGCCTTCAACATGTACTTCATATTCGGTGTCTTGGTCAAACAGCCAATCAAAAGTAGTGCGGAGTTTGGTAGCCAACATTTTGGCCGTATTCAAATCTTCCACTGACACGATTCTCTTGCCGGTCGATAATGCCAAGTCGAGTTGTTCGGCCTTCCATTCTTTATACTTTTTCGTGCCCCTCGGATTGCCCGAATCAGATAGTTGGGCTAAAATCATTGTTTCGTCAATGCACATATATGCCTGATCTGCTTCGTCCGGTGTGAGCGCATATGCATGTATCAAACTGCCCAGATCCATCGCTTCCGATTCTTGACGCTGCCCCAACTTGTAGGCTATAAAATGATTGGGCGATTTCAACCATTGTTTCAGCGCCGTGGGCGATATTGGGCCCATTTCTTGCCAACTATTCATGATTCCTCGTTTTGTGCGGTTTCCTCTTGGCTTTTGGCGATCTTCGCTGCATTCCTTTGCTTTTGTTCCACTGAAAGCGCCTCCCTAACGGTCGATGATATTTTCGTTGGCTTGTATGTGATTTTGCTCGGATCATACCTTGGGGCATCAACTTTATGTGCAGCTTCCAAAATCGGTGCTCGTTCTTCGCTCTCATACCGGCGACAACATTCGATAATCTCGGGCAATTTCAATCGTTCATAGTATTTGCCATATTTGCCGCGTTTCATGTTGTCAAAAACGATCTGAAATTCTTCGATTTTCATGACCGGAAATTCATCGACCAAAGCCATGACCGAAAAGGTCAGATCTTCTGTTGTATTAATGGTTTTATTCGCATCAACGAACCTACATAAATCAGCCACCTTTGTAACAAGCCACCTCTTTACATCCTCCGGACATTCTCTCAAGGCCACCCTTGCCGAAGTTCCACCATGCCATGCAGAGGCCGGTGTGAGCGCAACGGAATTACCTTTGATTAATGAAGTCGTTGAGTTGGTCAACGTCGAAATTCCGACGGTCGAAACCTTTGTTTGGTTTGGTTTTTGCATTGTCTAATATTAAGCCCTGATAGGCATTCATTATTGAGTATTCTACTATGTCTCGTGCTTTGGAAACGTCTCCTCCACAAGCGGTGTGAAGTTTGGTGATCATCATCTTTTCGCCTCTCGGAGAATAAGGTTTAATCTTCCGGGCCCGACGATCTGCCAACCATTCTTCCCACAAAAATACGAAATCTTCACAACCAAAGGGATTATATACTTCTTTTGTACCTTTCTTCTGTTCTTTTATTGTCTTTTTTTTGTTTGTAGTCGTCTCGTGCAATACTTCCATACTTTCGTCCGCTATAGTTCCATGTTCCACGACGCCATACTCCACTGAAACAGTTGCTACACTATGTTCTTTTGGTTTGATTGCTATGGTGTGTGTTTCTTCACTGCGGTGTGAAGGCAATTCAAATCCTTCATAATCTTCGGGCCATTCGGCCGATTCAAGGTATTCCGGTTTCACCCAAATAACCCTATCCACGCCGTCGGTAATGTTAACATCGACCACACCAAGATCTCGAAGTCTCGAAATGCTGCTCGACACCGTTCTCTTTGCGATACACGCGTTTTCAGAAAACCATTTATTGGTGGCGTAACACGTCCGGTTGTTGCGTTGGAACGATAAGATCAGAGACACCAACACTTTTTCGTGCCATGGCAACTGAGGATCCTTCCAAACATTGTGGGGTATCCACACCCCCTTAGAACGGTAGGCCTTCTTCTTCGTCATTGTTTCCATAGGTTGCTGCCGGTGCCGGGGTGTGTGATTGGTTTGGTTTGGTTTCATGGTCTTTGCCATTTAGAATATAGTCTGTCATTTTGTCGCAAAGTTCAAAAAGGTCTTTGTCCTCCCCTTTCCTTTGGCTTAAAAACAATGCTGCCGCTTTAAGCGCTGTTTGTCGCGCAATTAACGCATCCTTGCCCTTGGGCGTTCGGTCCGCGCTATATTCCCCACCGTTTCTCTGTAGGACAATGGTGATGCCTCTCTTGGTTTGTCGTGTGGTGTACTCGATTTCGTCTCCAACTTTCAGCCCTAAATCAACTTCTCGTGAAAAGGCGGTGCCTTGAGTTCCGTCTTCGAATTGAATGGCTGTCTTGTACATGATTGCACCATCATTTGTGTGCCATTCGCCATTTTGCGCTATTTGTTTGATTTTACCTAACATTTTATTTGAATTTAATAGTTCGCTTATGTCGCGAGGTTAATAATCGAAAATAGTTTGTTTTGTCCGCCTGGTCTGTAGCCATATGCATGGCCAACTTTATAGCGGCCTTGTATTCTTTCATCTCGTTTTCGGAGATTTGATAGATGATATCCGCGTTCATTTTGTGTTATCTTTTATGCAAAGGAAAAAACTGTGTGTTAATCGTGCAATACCTATTGCGGTTGTCGCTTTATTCTTTGACGCGCCCCCTTCCAACGTATTGATCCAATATTTTTTCATTCAGTTCGTATAGTTGTCTCGCCTGGGCGCTGATTATTGGAAGCATGTCAGTGTTTTTACATTCCACCGCCGTTTTTTCGAGCGCGTCCACTTTGTTTCTGATCAGAGTAAGTAGGACCATGATATCTTCCGGTGTGAGTTCCAACTTCATTTCCATTTTTCTTGTATTATGATTGTTATGACCGAATGGCCGGCTTTACCGGTTGCGCCTATTAAGGTGTATTGCATGCCACACTCGGCGAATTGTTTGTGAAGGCGGTTCAAGCTGTAGTTATTCGCCACCACCATGTTTCCGACGATTTGTGTGTTACCGGTCCACGGACACCCGGACGTCCTTAAGTTCACCGCATATCTCCTTAATAGGCTGATTGCTTTAATAAAGTTGTTCATACTTCAATATTTGATGTTGAGTTCATCTGCTACTTCAAAAATCACATCGACTGCATACCAATACACGAAGCCATCTACTATCGACTCAGTGTCTGTCTCTGTTACCATCTCACACCATCGATCCTCCTCCCTATTTTTTACATAGTAGTAAGCATCCCAATAATCCAGGCCATGCTTCGTGAGCCATTGCTCAGCCTCCTCCTGCCCTACGATGTATTTAATGCTATCTCCGGTTTGCTTGTCAAAATTGTCAAAGAGTTCCTCGTGAAGCCGTTGCAGGTCATCTGAATTGTTACACTTTTTAGTTTTAAGAGCCTCAAGGATGACTTCTCTCAGTTCCGCTGTGATTGTTTGATTGTTCATTATTGTTTGTTTTTATTTGTTGTATGTAATGTCATGCGTTTATGTGTTCAGCACATAGTTCAATCAATCGTTTGAAAATTCTGGTAGTAACTCAGCTATATAATAACTACAATACTCGTTTTCACATTCAAATTCAAACACTTTATTTCGCGCCTCTTCTTTAGTGCAAAAACTTCCTACTACTAATAGTCCCGATGGGCTGTCTTCAATAATAAAGTACATAATGTATGTGTGTTGGTTTTATGTTAATCTTAATTTGTTGATACAAAGAAAATACACGCAAGCACGTCACACAATACTCTTCGTGTTAAGCTTTTGTTAAGCCTTTAGTTTGGTATAATCATAGGAAGATCTCTCGCCCATTCTGTTCGATTCTGATCGTATCCATAGGGATCCCGGCATCGTCCAAAATATCGTACACTTCATATAGATACTCTGTGTTTTGCGTTTCAACTACGAGAGTTGGTTCGTACGCGTTCACGTAATACCAATCAGCTTTAAAAAAGCCTCTGTCATTCAGATAGTCAATTCCGGTCCGAAAATACCTTTTGTCTTCGAAAATAAAATATGTGTCCATTGTTTTGAATTTGTTGATGCAAAGAAAATAAGCCTTTGCGGATCTTGCAATACCCCCTGTGTTAAGCTTTTGTTAAGCCTTATAGTCTGTCTTGTAGTTTAGAAATCAAACTCTGTTTTTGTTTGCTGCCGTTACTGCTGCCAAAATAGTAACCGAAGATCGCCAATAATATCGCCCCCTCTGTGATACCTAAGAGGTGAAAGTACAACTCTCGGTCTTTGATTTCGCCAAACAGCCCCACAGCGATCACAGACGATGAAATGACCAAACCAATAAGCCCCACCACCCACTGTGCCCAATCATGTTTGCCGGTCGCTTCAATGATTCGGGCTTCTCGTTCTCGAGCGTTTTTAGTGTTGTCAATTTCCAAGCGCAACACCTCGAGTTCATACTCGGTTTTGAGTTTCAAGAATTCCAGTTTTTCTTCTTCGGACATTGATTTCCCTTCGATCAAATCACCCACAGCGCTCAGGGCTTCAATGCCGGTCAGGTTGGCCGCAACGTCCAATACATCCGGGAATTTGTTTTTAAGCCATCCTCCGAGTTTCGTATCTTTAAACGGTTTTTTCATTTCCTTTCATTATTACGAGATAAACTTTAGCTATTAGGTGTGCGAAATACGCCACCCACAGTATTGGATGCATGCCCACTTTCAGCATGATAAATCCTATAAGAATTGTTGGTATCATCGGGCTTCTCTAACTTGAATATCCATCCGGTGTACTCTATTTTGTTGGTGATGCTTGAAGGACACCCACCACCCACCGAGGGAAGGATGATCAAACCCCTTTTCAATCGCCCATCCTCCAAATCCATCGCCGAGTTCCTTATAGCTGCCGGTCCTTAGGTTGTGTACTTCTTCAATTGACACCGCCATTTTGTTGCTTATTCTTTGCACCCTCTGTGGCACATACCATTTATTGTGATCATGGCCCCGGGTAATGATGTCGGCATCGGGGAATTTCTTCATGTCAATGTCAATGCCAAGCACGCCCTTGGATCTCGGGGCATTTCCTCCGTATCCGTGGTGATAATGCTGAAGTTTTGACAATCGGGAAGCACCATCGAACTTCCATCTAATCCACCCTGAGTACCCCCCACTATCACAATTCACTCCCTTTCCTTTTAGACCTTGTACGATACGCTCTGTTGGATCTGTATGCATCCTTTTGAGGATGTTTGTCTCATGATTGCCTCTGTTGATCAGGTAAGACAGTTTAAACTTGGCAAGATATTCTATGCAATCCTCAATCACAGAATCCAGATATTGATCTACTTTGTATTCCGGGCGAATACCCGAATAGTTTGATCTTGGATCTTTCTTCGCTCCCATGACATCCAAAAGATCTCCATTGATAACTACGAAAGCACCCAATGTTTCGGCTTCTTTGAGATGTTTGGTTAACAAAATACGGTCACATTTAGGAGAATCGAAGTGAACGTCTGAGATCTGTAGCGTGTGCCATGTCTCACCGTACTTGATCGATTTCGTGACCTCATGACAGTTGGCCGAATATCTTTTCAATACAGCCAAGCCGCCCACGGTTTTTCGGTATCTGAGTCGACATGGATAAACGTTTCGCCGATGCCAATCCTCCGGAATCCGGCTTGCACAAGTGAGGCAACTATTCGGATTCTGGCGCTTGAGTCTGCACAATGAATGTCGGCCGCCAATCCTCGCAAGTGTGACGAGTTCTTTTTTCCTCCCACCTCCTTATTATGTGCTTTAGTTCGGTATCCTGAGTTGATCACAAAAGGCATGTCTGCAATCACCCGGGCTTTGTGTAGTCTGTCCATAAAGGCCATGTCCATGTTTTCTCCACTACCGGGCTCGTCCGGAGAATCAAATTCTGAAGATTTGAAATGTCTATATTTCTTCATTTTCTTGATTGTTTTTCCTTTCTTGTCGCATCTTCAAGGCTTTTTCAATGTTGTACCAAGCAACACAGCCGGCCACGATCGAAGATGTAACTATTGGAAGCCATTCAACTATTGAAACTATTACCACGGTCCAACTCACCATGTTGTTTATGATCAGTTCTAAGGCTGATTTGTGTGTGTTCATCGCGTTTTTTATAATGTGCCTTAAAATAATCTTCCAAGGCTTTTTCATTGGTGGATTTAGACATCGCGTGTCATTATGCGGAAGATTTCCTCGCTTTTTGAGATAGGTTGTCCTCCTACTATAAAGGAAACGGAGTTCGGCCTTCTCCGGCTTGGATGTATACCATCGTCGATCGCCGCGCTCCATTCGTCGAATGTACTCCCGTATTGGCAAAGATACCTATAAAGCCTATCAGTATAGTGCTCCGCACTTCTCTTCCAAGAGTTCAAAATCTCGGAGGCGTTTGGGGCAATAGTTGTATCTTGTGAAGTTCGCACAACATATCCACCATTGTCAACCTTGCTTATCAAATATGGATGCATTTCTACCAAAGTCCACCACACCACCATAGGCCTCACAAAATCATCTAACAGCGCTTTGTAGGCTGCATTCCCGGCGTCTGAGATGCTTCCGTCATTCACCTTAGTCAGAATTGCCTCATAGAGGTTGGTGCCCAAATAGTCTTGTGCATGTTTATCTTGGGCCAATAATATGGCCGGTGTGAGATAGGCGTCGTCAAGAGTGTCATTTAGCGGCGTTTTTTGCCGGATGTATGACGCCGATATTAATAGGGTTTTGTCTGCTAATGCCATTTATTTATTGTAATATCCCTTAGTGGGTGTGTCTATTGGTCTTCTTGCAACATTGTAATCTTCCGGGCCCCGTGGTTTTATTCGTGCTTCGTCACGGTATTCAGGTTCCAACGACCTGACGATGCGACGCGCCTCATTGACAGAAATGCGTTCCTGAGTAGCTTTGAGATATGTCACGCGCTCCCAAAAGTGGTGACAGTTAGGACCGCCCTTCCAATTCCATATATCATAAGTGTCTGCACCATTGATGCCAAAGCCCGGGTTCACCGCTTGGAATTCCATGTCTTGAATGTCTTCCTTCCGATAAACAAGGGCGGCGTTAACCATCAAACGACAAAAGTCTCGGCTCTCTCCGCCTTTTTCACCCCGATCTACGGTTGGCGGAGCATATCTGTATCGCACCAAGAATAGACTTGTGTCCTCTTCGCTGTCGAGATCCGGATTGGCCTCCCCAACATCTGCCAAAAATACCCGGGCATCCAACTGTTCTTCAAGATCATAATCAACTTTCCTCGAGTCGATTTCTATCCACTCTTCGGCGTCCACAACTTCTCCCCTTGCGATTAATGTATTCGCCACATTGGTTTCAACCGCCTTCAGTGTCACTTCGGGTTTTGTGGGTTTCTCTTCTTGAAATGGGTTGACGTTCTCAAATTCGATAGTCGCCACCTTGTTAGAAGCATATGCCAATTTGTTAATGGCGCTGAGGATCAGTCCTTGGTACCCTTGTATTACCTCCTTATGAAAGATTTGCCAAGCCTCATAGAGCTCGGTGCTGCCGCCGAGTTGTCCTTCGGTTTTCACACCGAAAAGCATTGGAGAAGTTACGGCATGTCCAACAAATATCATAGATTGTGCCTGGTCCGCGAGGAGCGAATACATGGCGTCGGCGTTATTTGTTTGAATCGGTGTGACAATAGGTGCGAATTCCTTGTCGTCCACAAAGTGTACCCAAAAGTTGCCGGCGTTTCGCGATCCGGCCAGTTTGTCTTCCATCTGTTGAACTATTCGCTGTTCTTCCGCATCAGTTAATGATCCGCTTGGGAAAACCACCGAGAAGGAAGGCATAAGACCGTTTTGAATATTGTTCAAATGGAATTCCGCCATATGTGCTTCCAATGCCACATAAGAGAGAGCATGTATGTAATCCGGTTCACAATAATACTCAGCACCGGCGGTGTAGCTATAAACCGGCAATATCTGTCTTGGATACTCGTCTTTGGTGGCTATGTTAAACACCTCATAAACATCGGGCTCAGTTGCTCGGTTGTTCCAATCGGGCTTGAATAGATATTGATCAATCTCTCCCTCTTCGTTCGCCTCGGTGGCCCGGACCATTTGATAAGGTAGGTGATATATTTTCACTATTTCCTCCCTATCGATACCCCACCGAATGTCCAGATATCCACCGCCGAAGATCTTCAGGTCAATCGACAGTTTTCTAACGGCGTCATTGGCCTCGGTTTTAGCAAGCCAATTGTCTACTTCTGATTCGGCACCATAAAGGCCCCCGGCATAGATCATTTTCCCGATTTGTCTAATCAAGGCGCCGTGGGTAGGCGATTTTTTCGATAGTTCAAGAAGGTGATCGGCATATTTATCGTCCTCTCCCAAAGTAACAACATCGGCCTTGATAGTATAGCTTAGTGACGGCAAATCATAGTTGGCCAGTTGTAGTTGGTGTGTACCTCCCACAAGTTTTTTATTCTTCATATTGCGTATAAATGTTTGTTGGTTCTGTATAGTTGGTCAACACTTCGTCTCCTCCGGTCATATCAAGATTACCATATTCGACAAGGGCCACGACATCTGCCGATGTTGGATCCAAGTTGTTGGCCGAATTCTGAGCGTATATTTTATAAGTATATCGTGCTCCTTCTGTCAGTATTAAATTCCCGGATGTGGCATCATTGATGTTGGTAGATATCCGAATTTTAGAGTATCTCACATTGTCTGCCACCACGTCAAGGATCAAGTTAAGTTCGTTTGATGTGGACCGGTCTTTCAAGTTCATTAAGTAGTGTGTGCCTAAGGCATTCGCGCCCTCGCGCAGAGTTACGTAAAAATGTTGATCGGCCGTGTTATAGAGTAGTGTAATCATATTTTCTAAATAAATAAGAGGGGTGCCACCCTTGTCAAGCAGCACCCCCCTTAAACCAAACAAACAAAATGTACTCCCTAAGCGTCGAATTATGCTGCTGTGCTCGGCGCAATCGCTGTACTACTAATAGTTACATTGGCCGGCGTCGTAATAGCGTCGAATGGATATCCGGTTGCTCCGCTACCGCCGGTGGCCTTCACATGGTATGCGCTGCTAAGACTTTCACTTGTTAAAGTAAGAGTGTAGCCTGACATATCACCACGCGCCGTTCCGGTAGCCTGGTTTCCGGCTGTGGCCTCTGCACCATCACGATAGCCCAAAAGCAGAAGATTGTCGTTATTATCAAGCACAAAATATGAGGTGCGTGATCTCGCCATGTTTTGGACCAATTCCGATGTTTTCGGTCCTAGTTTATGTAGAGAAATAGTCACTTCTTGTTGGAAGAATACAGTACCATTCTCGATATTCGAATTAATGGTTTCAGTGAAACTTCCGGTGTTTCTCGGCAAATCGATCTTAAACACTGTAATTGAAGTGTCGATATCGTCGATCTGTAACGTGTCAGTACCATTCAGCGTAAGATCTCCTCCGTCCAACACCAAGTTATTAGTACCGTCTGTCACTACGTACAGCGTTTTGATACCTCCAGTAACTCCCTTACAGCCTAAAAGACGTCCGGTTAAAATGTCACACATATTCTAAAAGATTATGATGAACGACGTACTACAGAGTAAGAATCGTGGTCAACAATCTGTACGCCTCCGCTAAAGCGCATTGAAACTCTGATATTACGAGATGCATCGGTTTTGCTCATGTCAATTACGTTCGCCTCAATGATGTCGCTTGTGAGATCAGTTCCAAAAACGAAGTTGTCTTTCTGTCCCATCAAGAGAGTGTCATTTGCCATACCGGCCGGCACCACGATTTGATGTCCGAGGAATTGAGTAGGACGATTGTCACCTACGAAAGTTGGAGAATATCCGCCCGAAGTAACTGCAAGGCCGGCCATCGCTCTCTGAAGTTGGTAGAGAGACTTGCGGCTCATGTAGATTACTGTGTCTTCTGATCCTTGGATGTCAACCGGTGCTTGGCCTACGAGAGTATCCAAGTGGGTGAGAATACCAGTCGTTCCATCGGCATCCGCCGTGAATGCGCCAGCTACGGTTGTTTCATATGAAGGAGATGCATCAACGATCAACTTCAAAAGCCCATCGAAATCACTCACAATCGCCGATCCACCACCGGTACCGTCAGCATCGTAATTACCTTGCCAAATGTTTTGCTCCATCGCCTTTGCGGCTGTCTGCGCAAGATGTAGCAACAAAAACTCCTGAGCGTTTGGAGGCATGTTGTTGTTCAAGTAGCTTGCGCCCATCTGAGCGGCTTCCCAATCTTGGCGGAAATCGTCTTTACAGATTTGCTCGTCGATTGCAAGATCTGTAAGCGTCAATACCACTTCGTCCAAATCCATAGATCCGGCGGTCGGTGTGAAATCACAAGTAGCTGCTCGGAGAGTTCCACCGGTGAGTTTCTTTAATACCGCTTTATAGCGTACGTTTTCGATTACACGAATGTAACCACTTGCCAATGTATTAGCACTCAAAATGGCCGGTGCTACATATGGCAAAGCAAGTTCCCCTACGAAACTTGATGAATTGATGTCGAATGACTTAGCCATTTTTTATTTATTTAATATTGGTTAGTTTCTTTTACGAAAATCCTTGTATTTCGAATAGAAGTGGTTTACCCGGTCCTCTACAGAAAGATTGACCAGATTCTCTTCGGTTAGGCGATTTTTGCGAGCATCCCTTTTGCGAGTATTGGGTTTTTTGGTTTCAACCTCGGAGAGTAGCGACTTGACTTTTTTCAATTCAGTCACCACCTCTTCTTTATTAGCCAACATCGCTTCGAGTTCAGCGATTTTAGCTTCGAGTTCAGCGATCCGCGCTGCCATTTGTGCCATGGCTTCACTATGTGCTGCCGCGTCTTCTTCCATTGGCGCCGGTGCTTCTTCGGCTGCTACTGGAGCCTCCTCGGTTACTGCTGCCGGTGCTTCTTCGGCCGCCGGTTCTCCGCCCGGCTTTACTTCTGTGATCACCGAATTTTCATCGACCACTAACACTCGCCCATCATTCAGCGTGTGCTCTCCGGCCGGTGCCGGTTGGTTACCTTCTTCGGTGGCTACGTACAAAGTTTGACCGGCAGCAAACTCATCTCCTTCAGTGCTTACAAGGGTGCCATCTTCAAGTTCGGCCTCTGCAAGTTCGAGATTTTTTGCCATTAGATCAACCTTGTACCTTTTAAACAAGGCGTTCACCTTATGTGTTAATCCGTTAGACATATCTTTAACTTTTACCTACAAAAATAATGCGCTTGCTTCGTTGGTATATTAAATATATAGCGGCTTGTTCTACTTTGTAGCTAATGCCTTTTCGAGTTCTTCAAGTAAATGATCTTCAGCGGTTTTTGGTTTGTAAATGCCCTCAATGCTAAATCCTTTAAGTTCGCCCGATTTCAAAGTCTCTTCCCAAAGTTCCACATTGTCGATCTTTTGCATGACTATCCACGTGCCGATTGGCACATTAAGCCCATACTCGGTGCTTTTGTCGCTTTCAGATGTTTTGATCCAACTTTCCACAACGGTGGCCCCTTCGACTTGACTTCCGTTGTGCATTAACGTGGTGTTGCCTTGAAATCCGTTCTTCAAAAATAGGTGTGCGGTTTTTTCAACCGTATCGTTGGAGAAATAAATATAATATTGCTCTCCGGTGTCCGGATCTTCGCGTAAAATCGGTAGATTTGGAATCAAAGCCGCTCCCAAAAGTATTTGCTTTTCTTTTGCTACCTCTGATAGTTTTACGATTTCCTGACTTTCGTTAAGCAAAATAAACTGTGATTTAATGGCCGGCTTATCTACTTGTGACAGAGCATAAGTGCCAACCACCTCTTCACTCTCGTCGATGATCATTTCAATTAACTTCATAGTCTGCTTCTTTCTGCGATTTGCATGTTTCTTCTTCGTGTTGTATTAAGTTCGCTGTCAAGCACGAAAGCTTGCATCGGATTAGGTTCTTGCTCCAGATCTGTAATGTTTAAGTTTAATAGTGGGCTGCTGCCGTTACCATATTCAGTGGATGCACCACCACCAGTGGCCGCACCGGTATCTAATGAGGGTGCTTCAAAAGTGGTTTGCTGAATTGCCCTAACTTTGGCGAGGCCCGATGCCACCGCTATCGCCGCATTCACATAGCCGAGGGGTGTAGGGCCATATCCGGTAGGTGGTGGGCCAATTGCGGTTGCTGCCGAACTATATGTGCTCATAATCGCCTCCGCCGTCCTGAGTGCTTTGCCATATTCAAAGGCTCTCCGGGCATTCGAAGTGCCCTGCTCAACTTCCATTTCAGCAAATTCGGCCAATACTGAGAAGGTGTCTTCGGCGGCCTTTAGTCGAGCCTCTTGAAGTTCCCGGGCCGCATCGATCAAGTCATCATTAATATCTTTTAGTGCATCCGCCTCTTTTTCGGCCTCTTCCATTCTTTTCT